ATTCCCACCGACGGATCTCATTGATCAGGCTGAGGAAGAAGAAGCAATTCGCATTGCGCCCGCCGTGGAATTAAAAGAATGGGTGATTAAAAACTATCTAACCATTGGTGGTCAGCTCCACAATCCAGATCATGACCATATCTCTGAGTTACTACATGACGATGAAACCTTTTTAGCATTTGCTTGGGCATCATCTGCATGCCAGTCAAAGAAACGTATGGTATTGGGACAATGTGAAAAAGTGATGTTTAACCAAGGTGGATGGAAGAAAGCTCGGCAGGAACAGCAGATGCGAGATTGGTTTGGTTGTGTACCTGTTTATCTCATCACTATAGACGCATCATTCTGTGAACAAGCTTCAGATCATGATTTTTGTGCACTGATAGAACATGAGCTTTATCACATTGGCGTAGAACGTGATCAAGATGACGAGATTATCTATAGCGACAATACTGGTTTACCAAAGCATTACTTGGCAGGCCATGACGTTGAAGAGTTCTATGGTGTGGTCAAGCGTTGGGGTGCAAGTGAGGGTGTTAAACGCTTAGTTGAAATCACAAAGAATGCGCCGTTTGTATCTGATTTTAATGTGTCTGCGTGTTGTGGGAACTGTGTGATTAATTGAGCCTTTGGGCTCTTTTTATTTGGCCGTCTTCTTTGACGTACTTTGACGGATAGAAGGAAATGGCTACTTTAAATAAAAAGCAAAAACTCTTTATTGTGCGGTCACTTGCACAGTTTAATACACCTCAGGAAACTGTACTGCTCGTCAAAGAAGAATTTACGATCGATGTAAGCCGTCAGCAGTGTGAAGCTTATGACCCAACCAAGCGCGTTGGCAAAGACTTAAGCGCCGAACTAAAAGCTGAATTTGAGGCTACACGCAAAGATTTTTTAGAAGCACCGCAAAACATTCCAATTGCAAACCTGACTGTTCGTTTGCAGAGATTGGAAAACCAATACCAAAAGCATGGCAAAAACCGAGTAGCAGCGCTGAGCATTCTTAAGCAAGCAGCAGAAGACATGGGTGGTAAATATACCAATAAGCAAGAAATTACTGGCGCTGGTGGTGGCCCATTGCAGAGTGAAAACGTTACTCCTGTGACCGCTACTAATGAGCAAATAAGGCAGGCAATAAATGAACTCGAGAGTGAATATTGATCCTGTAAAACTCAAAGCAAAGCGCATGAAGTGTGAGGATGAGCACCTGTTTTTTACACGTGCATTCTTTAAGCCTCGTATGGGATTTAAGTTCTCAGTCAATTGGCACCATGAATATATGGCTTGGGCTATTGATGAGGTTATTGCGGGGCGGATTGAAAACCTCGTAATTAACGTTCCTCCTGGTTCAGGTAAAACCGAACTGCTGACCAACTTAATCCCGCGAGGTATCGCACGGAACCAGCGTTCAAGATTCTTATATTTATCATTCTCTCAATCGCTTGTTGAGGATGTCTCATCTACAGCACGAAACATCGTTAAATCGGCAGATTTTCAAGGCTTATGGCCAGTGAAGATCTCAACCAATACCGATGCTAAAGCGAGTTGGAAAACGACTGTAGATGGTTATGAAGCAGGGCATGTTTATTCTGCTTCGATGGGTGGTCAGGTTACGGGCCGCCGTGCAGGTACATTGGCTGATAATGGGTTCACAGGTGCAATTATCCTAGACGATCCGCTTAAGCCTGAGGATGCATTTAGTAAGACGGCACGTAACAAAGCTAATCGTAAAATCTTAAACACGGTCAACTCTCGTAAAGCAAAGTCATCCACACCGATTATTTTGATCATGCAGCGCTTACACGTTGAGGATCCAACCAACTTTGTGATGACGGGCAACGTGCCAGGTAAATGGCATCAAATCTCTATACCTGCATTGATTGATGATGATTACATCGAGCGTCTACCTGAGCACATTCGCAAAAAAGTGCCATTAGATGTTGAGCGTGATGAAAAGGGCCGTCAAAGCTATTGGCCACTGAAAGAATCATTGCAGTCATTGCTGCAGTTAGAGAAAGGTGGGCAGGACAAAGACGGTGCTACGGTATCGCGTTACACATTCAGCAGCCAGTATCAGCAAGAGCCTAAAAAGCTCGGTGGTGATCTTGTTAAGGCTGAATGGTTTGGGCGTTATCTCGAATTGCCTCCACTCAAATGGCGTGCGATCTGGGCAGATACGGCGCAAAAAACCAAAGAGCATAACGACTATTCAGTGTTCTTATGTGCAGGTCTTGGGTATGACAATCGTCTGTACATCATTGACGTGCTCCGTGGCAAATGGGAAGCACCTGAGCTGATTAAGGAAGCTAAGGCTTTCATCAATAAGCATAAGGAAAGCAATACCAAGATCGGCAAGCTTCGATACATGGCCATCGAGGATAAAGCATCTGGAACGATGCTGATTCAAAACATTTCGCGAGATACCACATTACCAATCAAGGCGATTCAGCGTGATACAGACAAGCTGACTCGTACCATGGACGTGGTGTTCTACGTTGAAGATGGTCGTGTCATGTTGCCTGTGAGTGCGCCGTGGCTATTGAACTATGTGGAAGAGATCGAAGGGCTTACTGCCAGCATGTCACATGAGCATGATGACCAGTGGGACCCTACCATCGATGCGATTAATGATTCACTTGCGAAAAAGCCGACTGTATTTGATTAGAGGTATTTATGGCTAAAGATAAAAAGTCTGATACAGGCGGTAAAATTAAGACGCTTGTAGCAGATGCAGTAAAACAGGCAATCAACGCCATTGGCGATGCTGGGGCATATACAAACTTGGTATCGAATATTGGTACCGAGCGTGACAAAGCTACAGGTGGTAAGTTCGTCCGTAAAGACATTGACGATGATCAACTTGAAGCGGTGTATCAGAACTGGCTTGCACGCCGTATTGTGAATCGTCCTGCTTCGGACATGCTTCGTGCAGGTTGGTTCTATGAAGGCATTCAAGGTGATGATCTAAAACGGCTTGAGGAAGCGTGTAAGGCGTTTCACTTAGAGCATGTGCTTTTATCAGGCTTAATCCTGTCTCGTCTCTACGGCGTTGTGTATATTCTGCTTGGAACGGCTGACGGTGCTGCCTTAGATCAGCCTTTAGATATTTCTAAACTTGGCCAAGGTCGTTTGGAATTCTTCACGGTCGTGAAAAAGAAATACATCACACCTGATAAGAACTCGTATTTACCGCCGTCGGCATGTTGTGGATTGCTCAAACAGCCTGAATTCTACGATATGAAAATGGGGAATGAGGCTAAAAAGCGCATTCACTATTCTCGCTTAATTCGTATTGCGCATGCTGATGTGGTGAATGAAGAACCTCAAAGTATCTTGCAGGAAGTCTATGAGGATCTACTTGATCATGCCAGTGTCAAGCGTGGATCCGCCAGTCTGATTCATGAGTCGAAGATTGATGTCATTCAAACACCTAACCTGGTCGACAAGATCAAAGAGGATATGAAAGGAGTTATGGAGCGCTTTATGTCTGTGGGCTTGATGAAAAGCTTGAATGGCATGCTGGTCCTTGATGCTGAGGAAGAATACAGTTCCAAGACATATAACTTCGCTGGCTTGCCTGACATGATGCGTGAATTCTCTGTCCAGACGGCGGGTGCCGCAGAGATTCCTTACACGATGCTGTTTATGCAATCTCCTGCGGGTATGAATGCCACGGGTGAATATGACACACGGAACTATTACGACACGATTGCAACGAAGCAAGAATGGCATGTTAAGCCGATCTTGATGAAGTTCCTCGCAGTGATCTGTCAGTCCACGTTTGGGCGTCAAACTCCTGAATTGAATGTTGTGTTTAATCCACTTTGGCAATTGGATGCAAAAGTCCGTGCGGAAGTTGAAAAAGCCAATGCTGAGCGTGATGAGAAGTATCTCAATATGGGCATCATTACTGAACCACAGATCGCACGTCAGCTTAATATCGACGGCGTTTATTCTGTGATTGGTGAAGATCACATCAAATTGCTGGAAACCATGGTGGTAGCCAATGACGACGATTCTACAGATTCTTAAGCCTCAGCTTCAGCAGATCAAGAAACGCAAGAAAGGTCGCAAGGCTAAGCCTAAAGCTGTTAAGGTCAATCGACGTGTTGAGTTGTTCTATACACGTCAGCTTTTGGAAATATCTAAATATTGCCAAGAACAAACCAAGGATTTTGTTTTACCTACCGTAGGGCAGAACATTGGTGATGGCTGGGTGACGGATCTATTCACGGCGTTACGTGAAAAGATGGTGAAGTACACCATGGAAGTGTCGGTATCTTTGGCCACTAAGGTGGTGATGGATACCAGCAAGGAAGTGGATAAGCAGATTGCCAGTCATACCAAGACCATTCTTGGTGTTGACCTTACGCCGTTTTTCCGTGGTACTGATATTCAGGATGAGATCGATAATCAGATTGCTGCAAACGTTTCACTGATTAAGTCTATCCCAGGTCAATACACTGATAAGCTTGAAGCCTTAGTGATGAATGCCTTGCAGACAGGGCAGACCAACGAGGAACTGGCTCAGGAAATTAAAAAGCTTGGTCATAGTACGGACTATCGAGCACGCTTAATTGCTTCTGATCAGATGGGCAAGATCAATGGTGCTATCAATAAGAAGCGTCAGGAATCCATGGGTGTTGAAACTTATGTATGGCAGTCAGCAAAAGATGAGCGTGTGCGACCAGATCATGAGAAAAAACATGGTGAAACATTCCGATGGGATGGTCCACCAAGCGGAGGTCATCCAGGTCAACCAGTGCGATGCCGATGCACGGCGTTGCCGAATTATGAGGATATTTTGATTGATTGAGTTGTTTTTGATTTTCAAGCGCTTAAAATAATAGTATTGAATATTTCTTACAGGAATATAGTTATTAATTTTGTACGAACACCTTGGGGTGATTTCCCAAAAATCAAAGTACTATATCCCTCTGGCACACTAAGGAAAGCATCTGAAGAGCTATACTTACAAGCTAAAGGTGGTAATGTTTTATCTGCTTATGAATTGCTTGTAGAGCATGTTTTAACATCTGAAGACATTTTAGATATTGGTGCTTTAATACTTGGACATAATCCAATACTTGTTCCTGTTCTAGCTCAAGAGCATTTAGGCAAAAATAGAATTCCTGCTGTTTTTGCAGAGATTATTGGTGGTGATTTAGGTCTTGAAGTTTGTGATGATATTGTTCAAACAGTTAAGGCAAACCATACTGATGCAAATGCATATGAGCGAATAGTACGCCAGCCAATGTTCGATGGACACGTTGAAGTGGGTAGAAACTACGTTATCATAGATGATACTGTTTCGATGGGTGGCACATTGGCTGCCTTAAAAGGACATATTGAATCTAATGGTGGAAAGGTTATACTAGGAGTTACTCTAACTGGTTATAGAGATTTAGATCTTGTTCCATTAGATAAAACATTAAATTTTATTCGTAACAAACATCCTGAACTTTCTGAGTGGTGGAAAAATGAATTTGGTTTCCCAATCGAATACCTCACACAAGGTGAGCTCGGGCACTTCAAGAAGCCCAATAGCCTTGACGAAATCAGAAGTCGTCTCATTGCGGCAGGATTTCAAAGCAGCCATGAAAGAGGCTAGAGCATTAGTTGCACAAAGCAAAAATGCTTTAAGTAAATAACCTATAAGCTTTATGAAAAACAAAAGCCACTCTCAATGTGGCTTTTTTATTATCTATGTGAAATGTGCTGATTGATTAAATTTTATAACTTTCATAAAGTTTATTCTTATTAGATAGGAATTTTCTTATGCAAGTTGAAATTATTAATCATGATCATTTAGCAATGGATGCGGATTTGGACGTTGTACCTCGAATTGGTGAAATATTTACCGGTACAACTGAACACGGCGACGAAGTTTCAGGTACCGTGCGTGATGTTGAACATAGTTATAATGCTGCTCGAGGTGGCCACTCAATCCGAGTGTATCTTAAGCCTTGAATAATGCTGATCATTGACCCACTTCGGTGGGTTTTTTATTGCCAAAAAATTGAAGGAGCCATAAAGGCTCTTTTTTATTGAGCTCAATTTATGAAACTCATTTACCAACTGAAAATCGGTGACTTTGCTCCAAGCGAAAGTACGCGCTCATTTACTCAAGAAGGGTATCTGAAATGCGTCAACGTGCGCTTGGCCAAAGCACCTCAAGTCCGTCAGTACTACGCTTATGAATTTCCAAATTTAGAGGGGTACTCAGCGGATCAGGTCATCAATGTCTATGTGTCAGCCGATGATCTATTCAAGCCTGAAGTAATCAAAAGTTTTGACGGTGTAGACGCAACGGACTATCACCCACCTAAAAATGAAATCAATGCTTCCAACTGGAAGGACTATCACATTGGCGATTGTGAGAATGTGCGCCAAGAGGGTGAATTCATGCTGGGTGATCTGATCATCAAAGATCAGAACAGTATCGGTCTAATCCAAAACAATGAGCGCGTTGAGATCTCATTGGGCTACGCGGCTGATCTTGTCCTTGAACAAGGCACGGCGCCAGATGGTACGCCGTATCAAGCCAAATTTATCAATTTTAAAGGCAATCACGTGGCGCTGGTGAAATACGGTCGCTGTGGCGGTGATTGTCGCGTCGGTGACCATAAACCAAACCCAAAGGGGAAAAAGATGGAAATTAAAGTAAACGGTATTCGCTTTGAGATTGGTGACAACCAAGCGCTAGCAGATGCTGTAAAGCAACAAGAAGACCAGCTTGAAAACTTAAAAGCAGCAAAACTCAAAGTCGGTGACAAACAATTTGCCATCGGTGATGAATTGCCAGCTGTGCAAGCAGTGGTTGATACCTTGCAGACTGAAAATGCACAGCTGAAGCAGAAAGTCGGTGATCTTGAACAAAACCAAATGACACCTGAAAAACTGGATCAGGTCGTTGCAGAACGTGCCTCTGTCATTGCGGACGCCGTTGCATTGGTACCAGGTATCAAAACTGAAGGCTGTTCATGTGAGCAGATCAAACGTGATGTGATTGCGGCGAAAGCAGGTGATGCATTAGTCACTGCTGTCCTTGGTGGTGTCGCCGTGGGTGATGCTAAGCCTGAGCAAGTAGACACGGTATTCCGTGCATTGTCAGCGGTCAAAACGACCACGCCAGGCAACGCCGTCGGTGATGCGCTACATCAACAGCAACAACAGCAAAACAACAAACAAGACCCGAATGAAAAGACAGGTTTTGATAAGTCTGCTGCATACAAAACAATTTAAGGAGAACTTGAATCATGGTTCAGCAATTAAATGCGGTAGTCGGTCAACGTGGCCGTTTAACTGCCAAAGAAGTTGTACTGTCATTACCGCTTTCAGGTCTGACTTTAGTCAATGATGGTGATGTGGTTGTCCGCACGACTGATGGCAAATCAGTAACGGCTGTGTCAGGTGCTACACCTACACGTTTTGGTGTCGTGGTACGCCACGGCGTTGGTAAATCAGGCAAAACGGCGGCTGGTAAAGAAGCCTATAAAGCGGCTGATATGTTGCCTGTGATGTTTGAAGGTGCAATTTGGGTCAAGCCTACAGCGCCAATCACTGACATTACTGCTGCGGTTTACGTAAAAACTGCAAACGGTACCACAGCAGCGCCGTTGGGTTCTTTGTCGAGCTCAGCAACTGACGGAACAGTATTACCAGGTGCAGCATGGGAAACCGTGACAGGTGCCGATGGTTTAGCCCTTCTTAATCTTCGTGGAGCTTAATTAAACATGAGCAAATTAGCAAAAATGAAAGCGCGTTTAACGCCGATTTCACATGCCATTCAGGCACAAGTTGGCGATGCGTTCAACATGGATGCATTGGCACAGCTCTTCGTAAAGATCGAAGAACAAAATGAAATTACACCACAGCTTGCACAGGTCCTTGACTACGCCAAGTTCATCCCAGTGACCAATGTAAATGCGGTTTATGGTGGTGGTGAAATCCTGTCTCGTAAAAAAGGCGTGGGTATAGGCGAAGACTATGCTGGTACAGGTGATGATATTCCACTTGCAGAAGTTGAATACGACACCGTGAGCCTGCCGGTGAAAGTGGGTGTGATTGGCTACCAATATTCAGTCGTTGAATTGGCGACTGCACAGCAAATGAACCTCACGCTTGAAGCGGATAAAGTTCAGGCTGCAAACTTGGCGGCTGAAAAGCACATGTCGAATGTGGCTTGGTACGGTTACACCAAAGCGAATGCCAGTGGACAGCTTGAAAAAGTGAATGGCTTCTTAAACCAAACAGGCGTGACCATCGTGACAGGTCAGCATGATTGGGCTACGGCGACCATTGAAGAGGTTTTATCCGACTTCAATAACTCATTGGCTGATTCGTCAGATTTGTTTGATGGTGATTCTTCAATTGAGCCTGACACTTACTTAATGGCATCAGCGCAGTACACTCACTTATCGACACGTGTCGTGCCAGATTCAGGTGGTAAAACATTCCTGAAGTACATTGAAGAAAACAATATCTTCTCAACTCAAGGCAAACCATTAGCCATCCGTGGTTCTGGTCGTGGCAATGGCAAAGGTACTGCAAACGCAGACCGTTCGATCATCTATCGCCGTGATCCATCATGCATCCAGTTTAAAGGTAACAGCGTTGAGTTCTTGACGGCGCAACCGAAAGGCCTGGATGTACTTGTGCCAGGCCACTACAAATACCAAGGTGTTTGGCTGAAGCGTGTTGATTCACTTCGTTACCTTGACCATGCATAAGGATTAAAACCACATGGCTAAATATTCATACACATACAGCGGCTCTAATGCCGCTTTTGTTTTTGCGGGTATTGCGACTTTGCCTACAGGTATCGCCGTATTACTGGAAGCCGATCAGCACAAAGCACTTCAAAAGAATAAGTTTGCCAAGCATCTGATTGATGCAGGTGAGCTTGCTATTGAGGAAATTGCAGAAGTTGGTGATTCAAAACCTGCTTCAGGTCGTGGTAAAGGCGCTCAATCAGGTAAAACTGACGATGGTAAAGGCAAGGATGAATCCAAACCTGCTGAGCTCACGATTGATGATGTGCGTAAAGCGCTAACCGATCTTGAAATCACCTTTGCTGAAGACGAAACCCTTGAACAGCTGCAAGAAAAACTTGCTCAAGCCACTGAATAAGGTGATCTATGGACCCACATGCTTTTAAGTTGAAGTTTAAGTACGACACAGCGCTGATGAATCTACCCGATGCAGAAATTGCAGATGCATTAGAGGAAGCGGATCTCGTTGTGAAGTCACTTGAATTTGGTGATCTGAAAGAACGTGCTGTGGGTCTATATGCAGCACATATTCTCAAGGTTGCACTCAAATCAAAGTCAGGTAACAGCTTTTCAGATGCTTCGAGTATGACCATTGCAGGTCAGAGCGTGAGTTTTTCACGTTCGGGTACCGATGCGTTTTATAACCAGAGCATTTATGGCCAGCGTTACCTGGCATTAAAAAATTCAATTCCAATCGGCAATGATGGTACTAATCCCAATCGTTTGGGTGTTGGCGCTTTCGTTGTTTAGGAGCAAGGCATGTCATTTAAGTATCAAGCGCCTGAAAATTTCAAAGCGACTTCGCTTGAAATTGCAGGTACCACATATAAGGTTAAAGACGGTGTGATCGAGTCGGATGCCGATATTGCGCACATCTTGGCACCGCATGGTTTTAAACGTGTGTTACCTGAAGCCAAAGCAGAACCTAAAAAGGAAACTGCTACTGCAAAGTAGGTAATGTATGAGTGATTACCGTGTTGATGCTGATGTTGATTTTAACGAGGTCAATGAGCGTGTACGTGCTGAAATACGGCGCACGGTAAATGCACTCACACTTAAACTTCAGCGCACTATTCAGGAAGACATGCTGACAGGTCAGCGTTTGAATGTGCAATCTGGACGTTTAAGAGGATCCGTTTCATCCAAGGTGGAAGAGGATAAAGACTGGATCGAGGGTACAGTCGGTGCAGGTGGTGCTTTGGTACCGTATGCCTTTGCACATGAATTTGGCTTGAAAGGCTCAATGGCGATTAAGGCGCATTTGCGTACGATTAAGAAAGTCTTTGGCCGCCCAATTACGCCACGTCAAACGATGATTGCTGCGCATTCACGTAAAGTGGATATGAAAGAGCGCCGTTTTATGCGTGATTCATTGGATGAAGTGGCGAAGATTGTGCCGAAGAATATTGATGCTGCAATTGAAAGAGGATTGAGTAGTGAATAGTGAAGTCATTTACCAGGCATTGTTTGATCGTCTATCGGGTATCGATGGGTTTGTGACTATGAGCCGTAGACTTCGTTTATGGAATGACGTTGCACCTACTGAGCGTCCAGCATTATTCGTGACCCAAGGCAATCAATCTGAAGCACCTACAAAAGGCTTGGATGCCATCGTTGAACTTTCAGCGGAAGCGTATATTTATGTGCATGAAGAAGATCCAACAAAACCACCTTCAAGTCAATTAAACACGATGATTGATCGATTTCGAGCGAAGCTTGCACCCGATCATCCTGATATCTGCGAATACCAAACCCTAGGGGGATTGGTCGAGCATTGTTGGATTGAGGGCACAATCGAGGTCTACGAGGCGGCTGAAAATATGCACTATGACCAAGGGATTGCCATCATTCCGATTCGGATCCTCACCACCATCTAAAGCAATTCATAAATTCCATGACCGCCACTACGGCGGTTTTCTCATTTTTAAGAGGTCGATATGGCTCAATATTTATTTGGTGCTGGTAAAATCTTTGCCACACCATTACAGGATGTGCACGGTAATCCAATCACCAACGGCACACCCGTTGAAGTGGGCGTACTACAGTCAACGTCAGTTGATATCAGCTATGACTTAAAAGAACTCTATGGCCGTGGTCAGTTCGCCGTGGATGCCGCACGCGGTAAAGGTTCAATTAAGTGTAAAGCGACTATGGGTCGCATCAACGGCGCATTGTTGAATTCCATTTTCTTTGGTGGCGTTGTCACTGAAGGCGGCATTACTGCAGTCGCACAAACCATCAATGGTGAAGTCGTTGCAGCTTCAGTAACACCAGTCGTTCCGAATAGCGGTACATTCGTGAAAGATTTAGGCGTGACAGATGCCAAAGCTATTCCATTAAAGCGTGTTGCGAGTGCACCGATTGCAGGTCAATACAGTGTGGATGAAGCGACAGGTGTTTATACCTTTGCAGCAGCTGATGTGGGTAAAACGGTATTTATCAGCTTTAAATACACAGCGACGGTGGCAGGTGCCAAGTCAGGTGTCGTAAGCAACTTGGATATGGGTTATACGCCTGAATTCAGTGTTGATCTGATGCGTGACTACAAGGGTAAATTCTTTGGTATGGAATTCTTCCGCTGTGTCAGTAATAAGCTTGCGTTCAGTTCAAAACAGGATGATTACGATCTACCTGAGTTTGAATTCCAGCCAATGGCCGATGATTTAGGCCGTGTCTTCAAATGGACTACTTCGGAGTAATACCAGATGCAATTTAACCAGGTCGAAAACCCACGTGGTAATCCGCTTAAAATTAATGGCCAGATTTGGATTTTTGCGCCGTTGTCCTTAGGTACTGCTGAAAAGCTGATGCCGAAGCTTAAAACCTTTGATCCAAGTGACTTTGCTTTAGTGGTAGATGTTGCGCATGGCTCTTTAAAACGTAACTATCCTGACATTACGCGTGAATTTGTTGCTGATGAACTGCTTGACGTTGGTCACGTGAACGCCGTATTTGAAACGGTCATGGGGGCTTCTGGTCTGGTTTATACAGGTGAAGACGAGCAGGCCACTGATTCGGGGGAATAGACTGGGAGGAGTTGTACACGCATTTGGTGCTGACATTGGGCAAGGATTACGACTATGTGCGTAATGAATTGGATTTCCCAAGAGTCAAAGCATTGAATGCGTATCATAAGCAGTGTCCTCCCAGCCATGTTGGTATTCAGCGCCTGTGTCGGATTCTTGAAGCGTTTATGGGGATTGAAGACAGTACAGGTTCTGATAATTTGCAAAGCGATGATGAAGATGATTTGTTTGCGGATCTGCAGAACTTTCCTCAGGGTGGCTAAGGTTGCCCTGATTGATTTATATACTTGAGTTGGTTAAAGTTTGTATGACTTATATAACAATCAACTGAGTTCTTTATGAAAAATATTTTAATGGCTGGGATAATTAGTCTTTTTTTAGTTGGGTGCAGCAATCCAAAATCAGCTCAAATTCCTACAGATCCAGAGAAATGGGAAGAGCTCAAACCACAAATTGAAAAGTTAAATGAAGAAGATAAAAAATTACTTACTCAGTTCTTGATGCGTAAAGGAATGGGGGCAGCTTTCGGTGGAGATGGTATCGAACCTGGAACAACAGTAGGCGACGCTATTAAAGAACAAAAAAAATGGCTAGAAGACAAAGATGCTAAGGAAAAAGCTCAGGCTGAATTAAAAGCAAAGATTGAAGCTGAAAATGCAGCTGTCAAAAAACAAATGGATGGAATTCTTACAGCAGCAATTGTTTCCAAGTCTGGGCATGCTCGTTATGAATATATTGATAAAATTACTGATATCGAATTCCAACTAGCTTTTGAAAACCATAGTGATAAAGATATCGCAGGGTTTAAAGGGATAATATCTTTTAAAGATATGTTTGGTGACACTATTAAAAATTTAACTCTTTCATACGATGATGGTGTTAAAGCTAAATCAACTGCCAAGTATGAAGGAAGTACGGATTATAATGAATTCATGGCAGAGGATAGTAAGCTATTGAATACAGACTTGGATAAAATTAAATTTGAGTTTAAACCATCAGTTATCATGTTCACAGATGGAACAAAGATCGAATTAAAGCATTCAGAGCAAGATTAATTTCTATTTTTTAATTCACACATTTTGTTATTTGGAATAATCATGAAAAAAATATTAGGTTTGAGTTTATTGGTGTTAGGTTTAACAGGTTGTGCTACTACATATAAAGCACCAATAACATTAAATCAAAGTGCCAGCGAGCAGGTTCAAGGGACAAAAGAACAAATATTCAAAGCAGCTCAAAGAGCTTTGGCTATTAATGGTGAGCAAATCATGAGTGCTAATGCAGAAGCTGGAGTTATTTCAACTGCAGCAAGAGATTTTCGCTTAACCCCATTACAAGCTGACTGCGGCACAACAATGGGTATCGATTATTTGAAAGATAATCGAACCAGTACAAAGGTTGCATACAATATTTTGATTGATAATGGTTCTTTAGATGTCAGAACAACTTTACAAGGTGATTATAAAGTTGGTGACGTGACTCAGAATATAACTCTAACTTGTGTATCACGAGGTGTTTTAGAACAGCAAATGATTCAGAAGATTAAGGCTGAAATAAAGTAATTACATAGAGTTTCATTTTTATTGAAACCGTCCGAAAGGGCGGTTTTTTATGCCTGTGAGATAGGAATTATGAGCAACAATCGAGTGGAAGTGCACGTTGGTGCGAAGACTTCCGAACTTAAAAAAGGCATGAATGATGCTGAAAAGATCGTTAGCGACGGCGCTAAACGGATTGAGGATACAGGGAATAAAGTAAAATTTAAGCTGGATTTCTCAAGTATTAAAACTGGTTTGGATGACATAACCAAGAATATAAATAATAGGTTTGAGGATATTGGCAAATCAATCTCAGGAAATCTGACTAAAAGCTTTGCTGCGATCGGAGTTGGTATAGCGGCTTCTGTTGGAACAGCGGTTATTGGATTGGCGTCATTAACGTCTGAGGTTGGTCGAGCATCTAAAGAATTGGAAATTCAAGCACGCTTGGCTAATACAACCACAAAAGAATTCCAAGAGTGGGCATTTGCTTCTAAATCTGTCATGGTTGAGCAAGACAAACTATCTGACATCATGAAAGATGTGAATGATAAGTTTGGTGACTTCATGCAAACCGGTGGCGGAGAAATGGCTGATTTCTTCGAGAAAATTGCACCAAAGGTAGGTGTAACCGCTAAAGAGTTTCAAGGTCTCACCGGTCCTCAAATCCTCGAAAAGTATTATCAAACTTTAGAGAAAGCGAACGTATCCCAAGCTGAAATGACTTTCTACATGGAATCAATCGCTAATGATGCAACGCTATTGGCTCCATTGCTAGAAAACAACGCTGAGAAGCTAAAAGAATATTCAAAACAAGCGCATGAACTTGGCTTGATTATGGATCAGGATGCAATTGCGAAGACTAAGGAATTCAATACTGCATTAAGTACGATTCAGCAGACAATCGACGGCGTATTCACAAGACTGGCAGCTCAAGCAGCACCTGCGCTGACAAACCTGGCAAATGATTTCCTTGGTTTTGCATCAAGATCCAGAGAGGGTATTGATAGTGCAGTCACGGCGATAATCACAACATTCGAGAGCCTCCTCGATATTGTTCAAAGTGTATTTAGTACGATAGGCGGTATTTGGAGTGATTTAACTGCCGATATTGGTGATGGATCAATTCAACAAGTAGGATTCATGGATTTGGTCGCTGGTGCGATGAATGGATTCGCTGCCGTAGCCGTTGGCCTAAAAGTTAGTATTGAAATTGCTTTTGCTGCTATTCGTGCGGTCGTTGCTACAGTGTGCCAAGCAATCAATATTTCAGTGAACACTGTGATGAATGTATTTGGAGGATTCCGAGATACGATTCAATACGGTCTTGATGTCTTGTCTATCAAGTTTCAGACCTTTGGCAATGTTGTCAGCAATGTTTTGAACTTTAACTTCTCAGCTGCCAAAGCATCGTGGGAAAGTGGTCTATCACAATTAGGTTCAATTACTGATCGCTATACAGGTCAGATGCAGTCTCGTCTAACTAATCTAAAAACAAGTTGGAATACCGGTGTAAGCAACACAGCTAATGCTTGGGGTACAGCAGGTTCAGCTATTGTTAATTCTGCAACAACGGGTGGGCAAAGACTCCAAAATCTGTTCTTAAAAAATCCTACTGTAGTCGGATCTGCACCACCACCTACACCATCACCGACATTTAACCCGGGTAAAGGTATTGGCACAGGGGTCAAAGACTCTAAAGGAAGTTCGGCAAAAGCTAAATCTGATGCCGATGCAAAAGCAAGGGAAAGGGCTGCAGAGCAAGAAGCTAAAGCAATTGCTGATATTCGGTATAAGTATGCTACTCAAGAACAGAAAATAAAGCTGGATCTTGAAAAAGCGCTTAAAGAAATTGAAAAAGCCAAAATCACCGATGCTGAAAAGGCTGCTTTTAAGGTACGTGCAGAAAAGGATGCTAGTGACAAGATTGCTGTATTGAATGCTGAAGAGTTTGAAAAAATTAAAGCTATTCGCGAAGCTGAAATTCAAAATAAGCAGCAACAAGCTCAGCGAATCTATGAGATTGAAAAGGCTAATATCCAGGCTGAATTCGATGCTAAGAAAATTTCAAATGTTCAAAAAGCACGCCTTGAAAAAGAGTTGGAGGATCAGCTCAGAGCTATCAAGCGTAATGGCTTGCAAGAGCGCCTTGATTTAGAAAATCAAATGTCTGGTATCTCAGGAAAACAGGGTAATCAGAATCAGATTATGAACAATTTTTCTGATTTAGATACTGATCAAAAGGTTTCTGATACCAAACAAGTTGGAGTTCTTTCAGATGCAGAAATGAAAGACTTTGAGGATAAGTTTGGTGGTCTAACGTCACGAATGTCTGGACTATGGGATAAGGGCATTCAAGCCATGATGAATGGCACGCTGACATGGAAAAATGCCATGAATGCCATTTTTACAGAACTGGCAGGGGCATTTGTGCAGAGCATGATTAGTGAACCCTTAAAGAAATATGCGGCAAGCTTAGCAAGGCGCATAGCGATGAAATTAGGGTTTATTAAAACTGAAACTGCCGCTGAAGTCACAGGTCAAGCTGCGCAAACTGGCGCCGTAGTCGCTGGTGAAACCACCAAGACCATGGCAACCAGTACAGGTGCCTTAGCGCGTTTGGCCATCAAAGCGGGTGAAGCAATCAAGTCCATCATGATGTATGCCTGGGAAGCGATGGCTGGTGCATTTAAAGCTATGGTATCCATTCCTTACATTGGTCCTGTGCTCGCCGTAGCTGCTGGTGCTTCTGCATTGGCATTGGTCGGTGGTCTTGCTGGCAAAATCAAATCTGCTCGAGGAGGTTACGACATTCCTGCAGGTGTGAACCCAGTGACTCAATTGCATGAAGAGGAAATGGTCTTGCCGAAACAGCATGCCAATACGATCCGTGCCTTGGGTAAAAACTTAACCTCCGATGGAGGAATAGGTGGAGGCGGTGGAAGTTCAGCACAGACCTTTAACAATTTCACGATTCAAGCTTGGGATTCAAAAGACGTTCGCCGTTTTATGGAAAAGCACGGTCGTGAATTGGCGAGTGGATTAAAGGGCCATCGCCGTAATTTCGGTACCTAAGGAGGTTTTTGTGTCTGATGTATTATTTCCTGAATTACCAGGTCTTGAATGGGAGTTGTCAAAAACTCCCATTTTTAATACCAAAATTATGACTTCTGTGAACGGTCGGGAACTTCGCGCAAGTTACCAAGCCATTCCTAAGTATGAAATATCTTTGTCATTCGGCTTTCTGCGTGAATCGAAAGGACGTAATGAGCTACAGCAACTCGAAAGCTTCTTTATCGAGCGCCGTGGTGCATTCGATTCCTTTCTTTTCAAAATGCCTGAAGACTGTGGGTTTAAGTGCACTTTTACTGGTGATGGTGAAACTACAAATTTTCAGCTACATAAGCAGATGTATACATCACAAATACCGTTAGCACATACACAAGAATTTGAATCAGAAGATCCACTGATGTGGGCAGATGATTTAGATCAACCGATGTGGACTGATTTGGATGAGCGAATGTGGGAAACTCAATACAGCATCAGTAAAAATGGATTTATAACCTTGCCAGTGCCACTGGCAGAAGGCGATACGCTGACGGTATCAGGCACGTATTACTATCGTTGTCGATTTGCTGACGATGAACAGCAATACATCAACTTTATGAGCAAGTTATGGAAGGGTGAAGTTACCTTGATCGGATCTTTGGGAAATAAAGTATGAGAGCAGCTTCTGAAAAACTAATTGCGTTACTTGATGCTGATCAGTTTGTGATGGCAGATCTCTATACCATCACCACTGTTCAAGGTGATGTATTTCGATATACGAATTATGACTTTGATTTGACTGTTGCAGGTCAAACATATAGTTCGAGTGGTCCCATTATCAGCCGTGAAGGAATTAGCCTGTCACTAGGTATTGAAGTTGATAATTTATCCATCAGTATTGATTGTATTGATGATAATGAATGGAATGGCATCAATGTTGTTCGTGCTTTTCATAATGGCCAACTGGATGGTGCTCGATTTAAGTTGGAGCGTATTTTTATGGATATAAATACACCAACGGACACCAGTGCCGGCACCATCAAATTGTTTGAGGGGCGAATCATTGAGCCTGACTTGGACCGAAATTCAATTCAAGCCAGTGTTGCATCAGATCTGGATGAATTGAATGTGCAAATGCCACGAAACCTATATCAGCCAAGCTGTTCCAATACGTTATTTGATATGGCATGTGGTCTATTGCGTCAAAACTTCATGGTGCAAACAACGATTGAATCGGGCAGTACTGCAGCTCGAATTTTATGCCAGGTGAATCAGCCGCAAGGTTGGTTCACGCAAGGCGTAATCGAGTTTTTAGATGGTGGCAATGCAGGTCTAAAACGGACGATTCGCATGCATGAATCGGGTGCTTTGTTATTGACTTTGCCGTTGTTGGAATCACCGCAGGCAGGGCAGCGAATCAAGGTTTATCCAGGATGTGATAAACGTCTTGAGACATGTCAAAACCGTTTTAATAATTTCAGCCGTTTTCGTGGTGCGCCATTTATACCTGTGCCTGAAACCGCAGTTTAACCAAATTTAATCTTCAATCCTGCCCGCTATATGTGGGCTTTTTCATGGGGTAAGAAAATGCCTTTACCAAATATTTTAGAGTTTATCGGTAACAGCGTGACTCAGGCAGGTTTTAAAACTGCGCTAGAAAAATTATTAAGCTACCTAAGTGTTGAGGGTGCAACAAAAGTTGAACTGAGTGCTGCAGTAACACCAAAAGCTGATAAAACTTATGTCGATAATGCGTTAGGACAATTTCAATCAGGTTCGAGTAAGTTCTATGCAACGCTTGCGGAAGCAAATGCAGACATTGCGAATATTATGCCCAAACTTACAACTGATACTGTTAAAGACTTGGTTAATGTTGGTGAAGTTGCTAATGGTGGGGTTTGGTATAAAGCCAGTAGTTCCGCTACAAGCTTAACGAAGAGTCCTTATGACGCATTGAAGCAATCAAAAGACTATATAGATAAGTCTATCGAATCACAAAACATATCATATATAAATGACGATAACAGCAAGTTTAACTTCGTAAATAGATATCAGTACAATTACGATGCGCAATATGTCACATATAATGATCCGACGTGGAATGCAGTCCCGCCTTTTTCTCTAAAAAAAGGGCAAACAATTCTATTTAGCGTTTTTACAGCGGCTCATAATAACG